GCTTCCGGCGACTGGTCCACGGGTGCGGCTTCCGGCAACTACTGCAGAGCCGAAGCGTTTGGAAAAGACAGCATTGCTGTTGCAAACGGCGCACACAGTAAGGCACGCGGCGCACTGGGCTGCTACATCGTACTGACCGAGTACGATGATGACGGCCACATGATCTGTGCCAAAATGGCCCGCGTGGACGGTTCTGCCATCAGAGAAAACGTTTACTATACCCTCAAAAATGGCGAGTTTGTGGAGTGGAAGCCATGAAGAAACATTACAACAAGCGCTGGCTCGAACAGCGCTGGGATGCAAGGCAGCCGGAGCGGCTGGAACACATCAAAGAAAAGAGGTTGAAGCATGATGAATGCCGTACAGGGCACTTTCCGGCAGATTCCGTACTGGAAACTTCGAGGCCGGTTCCACAGTTGCGGCTACCGCGATCAGGAAGTCGCTAAGTATATCGGCATTGGCCGGGACACTATGAGCGGCAGGATGCAGGGGCACAATCCGTGGACAAGCGCAGAGATCACAGCAATGTGTGAGCTGCTGGGTATCCGGCAGAATGAAATCGGGGAGCTGTTCTTCCCTGCTGTTGAGAAAGGAGAATCCGCATGAAACTCAAATCCACTACTTACTACTGGCTGGCCGTCATTTTGGGCGGCGCTGGAATGGGCACAGCTATGGGCGCAGAGGGTACCGCGCAGACCACCGGATACATCTCCGGCACGCTGTTTGCGGTGTCGCTGGTACTGATTTTGGCCGCTGTTCTGCTGGCTCGTCTGGGCTTTGCCGCAGAGGACAGGGAGAGAGCCGCAAAGCGGCGCAAGTATGGCAAGATCAACCGTACCCACGCCCGTAACCCGGAGTATCCGGAGAATCAGGAGCGTGGGGCATGATGACGGCCAAAGAATACGTTGAGGGCAAAGTCAAATCCTACACGCGGCTTGCCGAACGCTGCAAGCGAGAAGCCGAAGCTTCAGACGACATTGTTGTCCGGGCCGGATACTCCGCACGGGCAAACGTCTGGGAGATGTGCGCCGAAGAAATGGACAACGTGCGGGAGATGCTGCAAGAGGAGTCCGGGGAGATCACGTATGTCTGATACCGTCCACCATGTCATGTGGTACACCGTGTATGACGACAAGACAGACGAGATCATAGCCAGCGGGACGGCTGACATGATCGTCCAGCAAATGGGCTATGCCAGCAGAAACAGCTTTTTTTCGGCTGTCTGCCACACCAATCACAAAAAAGACAACCCCCGGCGGCGCTACATCTACCATGTGGAGAAGATCCCGCGGGAGGACATAAACGAAAAGGAAGGTACAGCATGAAAATTATCATTGAAGAACACGGCGACATGGTTTCCATTGACTTCAAGGGGCCCGACAAACACGTTCTCCGTGCTCAGGAACTTCTCATGATGGCAACGATTGAGAGCATGGTGGTGAAGCTTCGCACGAATCTGACGGACGCGGAGGTGGAAGATCTGATGGATAAGTTTGGTAAGCTCATGAAATCCTCTGCCATTGCCCGCTATAAGCTGGGCCCTATCACCAACATGACCGGCTTTTCCGACAAGGAGGCAGCTTTTCTCTCTAAGCTGTTCAACTTATGACCGGGCAAAAAGAAAGAGCCTGCCCGTGCGCCAACACGGACAAGCCCAAAGGGTGATGAGTCTCGCCGCCCATCACCACAAAAATAACATAAAACAGGAGGTTTTACAAGTGGCACTTTTGAGAATTTACGATGTGGAGAAAGAACCACCAGTGCTTGTTTCGCAACAGCAATTTCCGTTTGCTTCGGATGCAATTGAGATTGCTGATGAGCTGGCAAAGAGAAAGCCCGAGCAGCTGTACAGAGTGTTTGACGCTGATATGAACGTTGTGTATGCGAGGTGAATATTTATGCAAGAAGAATTGACCGTCCGGATGGAGCACCCGGAACTGCCCGCGATCCGGTGGAACGAGACCGAGGTACAGCAGAACCTGACCGAAATGCTAGCCGCCTATACCGGCCGCGTCTACACCCCGGACACCATCAAGGATGCCAAGGCTGACCGCGCCGCCGTGAACAAGCTGGACAAGCAGCTCAGCGATGCCGCCCGCAGCGCCAAGGCTTTTTACATGAAGCCGTTGGAAGATTTCTTGCAGAGTGCCAAGCAGATGCAGGGTCAGTGCAAGGCTGTCTCCGGTGCCATTGACCAGCAGGTCAAGGCTGTGGAGGAAGCCGAGCGGCAGGATAAGCAGGATGCGCTGCGGGCTGTTTATGCAGACTGCATCGGAGAACTGCGGGAGCTTATCCCCTTTGACCGCCTGCTTGTGCCCCAGTGGCTCAACAAGACCTATGATCTGGCAAAGGCCAGCCGGGAGCTGCGCCGGGATGTTGAAACACGGCGGAAAGAGTTGAAAATCATTCAGGACACCTGCGGCGAAGATGCTGAAGCCTGCAAGCTGGGATACCTTCGTGCGCTGGATCTGAACGCCGCGCTTGCCGAACACCTGCGCCTGCAGGACAACCGGGAAAAGCTGCGCCGGGCAGAAGCAGAAAGGCAGGCCGCAGAACGTGCCCGCGCAGCCGCACCGGTGATCATCCCTCCCACTGAGGAAGAGCGTCAGCTCAAGGCGGAAGCTGAACAGAGCGCCCAAAGCAACGCTTTTATCACCGCTTCCGGACGGCTGGACTGTGAAGTGCTGCAGCGTTTTGCAGAGCCTGCACAGTCGGAAACCCCTGCCCGCAAGAAATACAGCTTCTGGGTGGAGTTCACCCGGGAGGACATCGCATGGTTTAAGCAGGGAGCCGCAGAGCGCGGCTTCCGCTATGGTTCTATCAAATAATTTTGGAGGTATTTACTTATGGCATTTACTCGTCCCGGCGCACCCGCGCCTACTTCGTCTGTTTCCAACGCACAGGCTTCGGCAAACCGTTCCATTCAGAATGCCAACCGTGCAGGCAGCGCCGCTATGCAGGCCGCGTCTCCGTCCGTGCCTGTGGAGATCACCGGTGCCGACGGTCAGCACTTCACTGTGAGCTTTGGAGACGTGCGCAATTTCATTTGCCCCAAGGCTACTGACGCCGAATGCAAGATTTTTTTGGAGACCTGCAAGCAGTATCACCTGAACCCTTTCACCAAGGAAGCCTATCTGATTCACTACGACAACAAGAACGAGGATACCGCAAGCACCATCGTGCTGGGCAAGAACTGCTATATGCAGATGGCTGAGCGTCACCCTGCTTATGATGGTTTTGAAGCCGGTGTGATCGTGCTGACCGCAGATGGCCAGCTGCTGAACCGTGAGGGATCTATTGTCTATGATGGAGACGGCGGAAAGACCCTTCTCGGCGGCGAGACTCTTATCGGCGGCTGGGCAAAGGTCTACCGTAAGGACCGCACCCGTGCCAGCTACGAGGAAGTCAAGCTCAGCGAGTATGACACCGGCAAATCCCTCTGGAACGGCAAAAAGGCTACCATGATCCGCAAGGTGGCTTTGGTGCACGCCCTGCGTGAAGCGTTCCCGTCCACCTTTGGAGCTTTGTACGATGAGAGCGAGGTGCGTGTGGACGCTGAAAGCACCGCCCGCGAGGTGCCGCCCGAAGAGCTTCCGGTGCTGGATCCTTTCGCAGGCTCCCACCGCCACCGCAAGACGGCAGGCACGCTGATCCCCGCTCCGGAAGCGCCTGCGGAAGAGCCGCCCGCCGATGACCCGTTTGGCGGTGATGATGCATGATCGTCCAGACCAAGAACGGTGTCATGCTGCACGGCGAGATCGCCAAAGACCCGGTGCTCCGGGATGCCGGGCAGAAGCGGGTGCTGAAGTTTGACCTGAAAGCCAGCCGCACACAGGATGAATCCGGCAAATGGCAGAGCTTCTTTGTGGGCGTGAACCTCTGGCACGGCATCGACCAGTGGGACGGCATGCTGCAGAAAGGCGATCAGGTCACAGTTTTTGCTCAAAAGCTGAAAGAGCGGGAGTACAACGGCAAGGTCTATTACGATGTGGACGCGGATGATGTTCAGCCCGGCGGTCTGGTGACATTCCGTTGGCTGCAGCAGATGATCGACCTGATGTCGCAGCCCGGCCCGCCGATGGAACCCGCAGAACCGGCAGCAAACCCGGCAGATCTGCAGGGTGCGCAGATGTACCCCGGCGAAAGCCTTGCAGACTACGCGCCGCACAGCACCAGCGCTCCGGAAGCCGCCCCCTCTGCCGAGTATGACCCCATCAACGAAGACGCAGAAGATCTTCCCTTTTGATTTCGCAAGCTGTGCTATCCGGCTATACGGGCGTGCAAAGGAGGTGATTAAGTGGCAAAGGACGAAAAAAAGTCGTTTGTCGTGTATCTGGATTGGTTCGACGCGCTGGAAGAGTACACGGATGCCGAAGTGGGCCAGCTGATGCGGGCTTTGGCAAAGCACGTCCGCACTGGCGAAAAACCGACATTTTCCGACCGTGGAATGCGCGGAAACTTCCGATTCATGTGCAATGGTGTGGATTCGGCTACAGAAAAGTACGAGAACGTCAAGCAAAAGCGCCGGGAAGCCGGAAAAGCCCGTGCTGCTCAAATGCAAGCAAAATCAGCAAATGCTAACACATGCTACCAAGTGCAAGCAAGTGGTAACTATAATGATACTGTTACTGGAACTGTTACTGGAACTGGAACTGTTACTGGAACTGGAACTGTTACTGGAACTGTTATATCCCCTAACGGGGATATATATAATAGCGCCGCCCCCGCCGCCGTTGACGTAGAACTTTCAAAAATCGTCCAGCATTATCAGCAGGCTGTTGGGGACTTCCCGCGCTCTGCACTGGACAAGCTGCAGAAGTGGCGGCAGGAGTACAGCACAGAGATGATCTTGCTGGCGATTGACAAGGCCACAGAAGCCGGAAAGCGCTCGTGGAGCTATATCAACGGCATATTGTCAGGCTGGAAACGGGACGGCCTGCGCACGCCGGGGGATGTGGAAGCCAACGAACAAAGCCGACAAGCCAGACCGCGAGGCAAGCAGCCAACCGAGACCGTAGACGACCAGCTTGCCCGGGTGCTGGCGAAGATGGACAGAGAAAGAGAGTTTGAGACATGACGCGGGAAGACGTGGCAAAGCTGATCCGCATGAATTTTGTGCTGTACAAGCTGGGTTCCAAGCCGCTGACCGATGAGGAGATGCAGACCACCATCGATGTGTGGGCGTACCAGTTTGGCGACTATGACGGCGATACTGTCAAGCGGGCTTTTCTGGCGGCGAACCGGGTATGCGTTTATCCGGTCACTGTGGCCGATATCTTCAAGCAGCTTTCCCAGTGTCTTGACCCGTCCGCTGAATGGGAAGCTCTGGCTGTAGCGGCACGCAAGGCACAGACATTTTTGAGCTGGCGCAAGTTCCCGATGGTGACCGGCATTGACGAAAAGGGCGGGCTGCTGCGTAGTGACGGACAGAAAGAACTGCAAGCCCTGTATGACCAACTCCCCCCGGCGGCAAAATCCTACGCCGGAAGCGTGGGAGGGCTGGCAGAGCTGGCTGAAATGCCAGACCTTACATACCGCCGTGCCGAGTTTTTGAAGCAGGCGCAGGCAGATATCACCACCGCCCCGCGTGAAGCTGCAAGGCTGCGGGCGAGCGAGCCGACAAGGAAGGAGATTACAAAATGAGCGAAAAACGTATGGTCTACGCGGAGGACGTGATCCAGAGAATCCGCGACCTAGCCCCGGAAATCCTGGGCGGCTTGTATAACCCAGACATGGAGAACGAGTTGGAGCAGCTTGTTTGCGTTGTTGAAAGCACTCCGACGTCAGCAGATACGGGCGTCCATCGCTGGCGCAAGACCGCAGAAGAGCCACCGACTGAGGCTGATGCAAATGAAGACGGCGACGTCATGAGCATCAACAACAACCCCGGCGACGGCTTCATAACAAATTGGCCGTGGAACATGGTGGCAGCTTTCCCGGAAAACCTCCCGGTCTGGATGCCATTGCCTAAAAAGCCGGGTGAACACCCCAAAAAGCTTTACTGGCGTGAAGAAACAATCAATGAGATTTGCCCCATTTGCGGGTATAGTTGCAACGATGATTATTACCTTGACAAATATTGCCCCGGATGTGGAACACGCCTTTGGTTTAACAGGGAGGAAGCCGAACATGATCAACCTGGCATGTAAAGACTGCCCAGACCGGCACCCGATCTGTCACGACAGCTGCCCACGGTACGCCGAGTACAAGCGTCAGCTGAAAGCGCAGCGCATCTACACCAACGGGAACCACGCGGCGGAGCGGATCAGCCGCAACGATTTCGACAAAGAAGGATGGATGGGAGGAAGAAAACGATGAAAGTGCTGATTGCCTGCGAGGAATCGCAGGAAGTGTGCAAGGCTTTCCGGGCAAAAGGTCACGAAGCCTATTCCTGCGACATTCAGGAGCCGTCCGGCGGGCATCCAGAGTGGCACATCCTCGGCGACGCCCTCAAGGCTGTTGAGGGGGGGGAAAGTCGTGACGATGGACGGTGTAACGCATGACGTTGGCAAGTGGGACTTGCTCATTGCACACCCACCTTGCACATACCTGAGCAATGCAGCAACGCGCTCATTCAGCTTGCGTGTCACTCCGGCGGAAAAGGTTGTTGCCCGGTGGGCGGAGCGTGTAAAAGCTGCAATTTTCTTTATGCAGTTCATGTTGGCAGATGTCACCAAAATTGCAGTCGAGAACCCTGTAGGCATCATGAACACGGCGTACAGAAAAGCCGACCAGATCATTCATCCGTATTACTTTGCCGAAAGCAAGGAAGACGTAGAAAACTATCACACAAAGCGCACTTGTCTTTGGCTGAAAAACCTGCCGCCTCTGGAACGGAAAAACAACTTTCCACCGCCAGAGCCCGTGTACGTCTCAAATGGGGAAAGGCACAAGAAAATCAGCTGGTGCGAAGGCATTCGCGGAACGCAAAACGGCCAAGAGGGCCGGGCAAAAGCCAGAAGCAAAACTGCGCCGGGCATTGCAAAGGCCATGTCCGAACAATGGGGGTGAGCAAATGAGGTACAAGCCCGGCGCTTACATCGTCTCTCTCGACCACCTGATGGGGCAGGAACTTGTTTATTACGGCGGGAAACTGCTCCACAAGGGATGGTTTGGCAACTGGCAGCTGTGGTATGCGAAAGCTGAGCTTGCCAGACTGCGCATTCGGGAAGCTGTGAGAACGGAGGAAGGACATGAAACCAAAAACCAAATCTGAATTGATGGCCGAATGGGCCAGCCAGCCCGACCAGCTCAAGAAAGAACGGGAAGTCAAGGCCATCCGCAAGGCGATGGACGATGCCCGCGCCGTGATGCAGGACGGTCTGACCCGGTACGTCAAGAAAAAGACTAAAGCCCGCAGCATGGCAAAGGCTGAAGCTGACCCCTTTGCTGAGCTGGAAGGCTGGGAAAGCATGGAGCAGATCCAGGATGCTTACGGCTATGGCGAGATCACCGCCGACAGGCGGGACGAACTCACCGACCTATGGGAAGCCCGGGAATCTGCCAAGAACAGCCGCAAGGGCGCAGACAAGTACCACGACCTTGTGACGGAGATGCTGGAAACGGCCATCCGCCGGGTGGGCAATGAGTACGCCGACATGCTGTTTGAGTATGACCAGCAGCGCAGGGAAGCTGAAAAGCAGTGCGAGCAGCTGGCAATGGAAGGGATGATGAAAAAATGAAACCTGAAAAGAGAATGAGCTGTTTTATCGTATCAGCAGCATTGCTGATTGTGACGCTGTGGTTTACATCCTGCGGTGCGGCCACTGCCGAGGCAGGAACTGAAAGAAAGCCATGCTACCATGTCACGGTCTACTCCCCGGCCATTGAAGATGGAACATACGCGGCCCGGCGGTATCCGAAGTATACCATCACCGTGGATGACTTCGGCGAGCTGCTGCCTGACCCGAAGCTATCTGCTGAGCGTGAGTATCGGCTGCTCCGTATCCCTCTGTCAGATGGCCGCTTTGAGCTGGTGTCCACATCTCTGGTGGAGATCAAGTACTACTGAGGAGGAGACAAGGTAATGGCTGAAATGCACTTGACTCTCTACGGCGACCCGCGCACCAAGAAAAACTCTGCCCGCATCCTCAAAAGCCGCTCAGGCGGGCGCTTTGTGGTCCCCAGCAAGGCATACGTGGATTATGAGACGGACTGCCTGCGGCAAATCAAAAGGCCGCACAGCCCCATCTCTGCCCGCGTGAACGTGAGGTGCGTGTACTACATGAAAACCGCCCGCCGGGTCGATCTGGCAAACCTCATCGAGGCGACCACGGACATTCTGGTAAAAGCCCGCGTGCTGGAGGACGACAACAGCAAGATCGTCGCCGCCCACGATGGCAGCCGGGTGGATCTTGACCGGAAGAACCCGAGGGTGGAAATTGAGATCAAAGAAATGGAGGAGTAATATGGGACTTGCAACGCTTGGCTTTTTAAGCTTTTGTTTTGTACTGTTTGCCGGATACTTGCTTATTCTTTGGCTTGCAATGGAAGAACCTGAAATTGTGATTCCGGCTGTAATCGTAGCACTTTCTATTTTTATTTTTTATACCACGGGAGGGAATGCGGCATGATCCACACATGGACACCTGACACCGACACGCCAAAGCCGGACGGAACCGATTACAGCACCGTTAAGGCGTGGCTGAACCGATACCGCGAAGCAGAGAAAAGATACTACCTGCTGTCTGACCGTTTGGCCGAAGCACAGGAGGCCACCCGGCACATTACCCAGAGCCTCAGTGCGGCCCCGGGCGGCAGCAAAGATGGCCAGAGCCTTGCCCGGGCGGTGGAACGCGAGGAGGAAGCGGAGCGCCGCGCCTATGAGCAAAGAGCGGTCTGCGACAGGCTGTTTCTTGAGATCAGAAACGCGCTCGCCCGGATCCAGAACGAAAAAGCATACACGGTGCTGTACAAGTACTATCTCGATTGCCTCACGTGGGACATGGTCGCAAAAGATATGAATTACTCTCTGCGCATGGTCTATGTCTTACGGCGCAAAGCAATGGAGGAGTTGAGCCTTTAAGAACATTGCACTGTCATTACATTGCGGTTTCACTATCGCATGGTGTAAAATTGTATCATCGGAAAAGCCAAAAGGCAAACCGATGCACGCAGCCTCCGAAACGTATCCCTTCTTGGCATTTTCCTCCTTTTCTGCTTGCAGGTACCGGGCTTTGCTCTCTTCACGTTTCGCGGGCTGCTTCTATGCGATACATTGAAACAAAGGCAGCCTGCCGCTCATGAGAGACAGGAGGCGGTTCGATTCCGCCGTATCGCACCGTATGGCGCATGGACTAGACAACCCGCAAGGCCGCACGTGCAACCTCCCGTGCCAAGAAAAGGCCTTAGAATCCTTGCCAAGGTGTAGCTTTCCTGACAGGATGTGCGCCAGCCAACAGCCCCGGCGGCGAACCGGAGCTGTTTTTATATGCCGCCTGAGCGCAGTTTGGAGCGCGGCGCGTGTGTGTAAACACGGCTGGTTCGATTCCAAGGGCGGCTTTTATACTCCGGTAGCTCAAGAGGTAGAGCAGCGGTCTCCAAAACCGCATGTTGCAGGTTCGAACCCTGCCGGGAGTGCTTGCGTGCCCTAGAGCGGGCCGCGCAATAGCGGGGCATCCGGCCGCGAAAGTTCCGAATGCAGCAGCGCCCACCGTCTGACGCCTGTCCAACGAACTGAATGCACGGGTGCTGCTTATATGCCGTCATAGCTCAATTGGCAGAGCGCCGCCCATTTAAGGCGGGACAACGTTGGTGACACCACGGGAACATCACTGCACAGCCAACCACTGCGCACATCCATTCCGTGGGTGCTGGTTCGAATCCAGCTGGCGGCACATTCGATATTTTGACCGTTCGGATTTCCGGGCGGTTTTTCTTTTGCATGAGTTTAGAGAGGTGGTGGCGGTGAGTGCAAAGCGGCTGACAGACAGACAAAAAAAGAAGATCATTGCTGACTATGTGCAGCTGCAGAGCTACGCCAGAACCGCCAAACTGAACGACGTGGCAGAAAGCACTGTGCGGAAAATCGTGAAAGATAATCCCAAATGCGCGGATTTGTGCGCCTTAAAAAAAGAGCAGAACACGCAGGACATGCTTTCCTACTTAGGCAGCAAGCGCGGGGAAGCACAGGATCTTCTCGGGTTGTACCTAAAAGCGATGGCAGACCCGGACAAGATCGCAGAGGCAACGCTGCCGCAGCTGTCCACGGCGTTTGGGACCATCGTGGACAAGTTCGCTATGCTGGGAGACCAGAGCGGCATAGAAGCCCCAGACGATGGCCTGTTGGAAGCCCTGAGCGCTGCCGCTGACCTCAGCCCGCCGGATGACGTGGAGATGCTGCCGGAGGAAGAAGACGACCATGCGGAAAAGTAACGGTTTTCGATGGAAAGCCCTCAGCCAGCGGCAAAAGCAGGTCTTGAGCTGGTGGACACCGCAGAGCGCATACAGCAGCTACAACGGCATCATTGCCGACGGCGCTATCCGATCGGGCAAGACCTTTGCCATGAGCTTTTCGTTCGTCCAGTGGGCCATGACCTGCTACAGCGGCCAGCAGTTTGCCATGTGTGGAAAGACCATTGCCAGCTTCCGGCGCAACGTGCTGGGGACGCTCAAGCAGCAGCTTGCAGCCCGTGGCTACAACGTCAAGGAGCACCGGGCCGAAAACTGCATGACCGTCAGCAAGGGCGGCAAAGTTAACGAGTTTTACTTTTTCGGCGGCAAGGACGAGAGCAGCCAAGACCTGATCCAGGGCATCACCCTTGCCGGGGCATTCTTTGACGAGGTGGCCCTGATGCCACAAAGCTTCGTCAATCAGGCCACAGCCCGCTGCTCTGTCACCGGGTCAAAGTTCTGGTTCAACTGCAACCCTGGCAGCCCGCAGCACTGGTTCTATCTGGAGTGGGTGCGCAAGTGCCGTTCCCGAAAGATGATGTATCTCCATTTCACGATGGACGACAACCTGTCGCTTTCCGAGGACATCAAGGCCAGATACCGCAGCCAGTACAGCGGCGTTTTTTATCAGCGCTACATTCTTGGCCTGTGGACGGTGGCCGAGGGCCTTGTATATGACATGTTCGACCGCAAGAAGCACGTTGTTGATGTGCTTCCGGCGCTGTCTCCAAAGAGCAGCTATGTGGCTTGCGACTTCGGCACCCAGAACGCAACGGTTTTTTTGCTGCTCCAGAAGCAGGCAGATGCAGACTGCTGGATCGTCACCCGGGAGTATTACTACAGCGGCCGGGAACAGAAGCGGCAAAAGACCGTGGGCGAGTACGTCACAGACCTCAAGGCGTGGCTGAATGGTCTCAAGCCGGAGAGGATCATCGTTGACCCCTCTGCCCTGCCCCTGATTACAGAGCTGCGCAAGAACGGCTTTACCCAGACCCCCGCAAACAACGACGTTCTGAGCGGCATTCTGGACGTGCAGACCATGCTGCAGACCGGGCGGTTGAAGATCTACAAAGACTGCAAGCACACGCTGGAAGAGTTTGGCGTGTACGCTTGGGATCCAGATAAAGACGACACCGTGCTGAAGGTCAACGACCACTGCATGGACGCTATCCGCTATTTCGTGCGCACAAAGCGCCTTGTAAAACTGAGGAATTGATTTTGAGCACTGTATACACATTCCAGACCTTTCAGCAGGCGCAAGCCGCCGGGGAACAGCCTGATTTCATCCGGCGGTTCGTGCAGCAGCACTGCAGTTCCGGACCGTACAAGATGGCGCTGGACGCAGACCTGTACGATGCCCAGAAAAACCCGGGAGCTGAGCGCTTCGCGCAGGCTTACGCTTTGATGCTGAAACGCCTGTCCAAAAACACAAAGCAGGATGTCCTGCACCCCGATATGGTCAAGAGCAATCTTTTCCGGCGGCTCAACAAGCAGCGGGCGACCTACTCCCTCGGCAACGGCGTAGTCTTTGCGGACGATGGCGTGGACAAGGACAGGCTGGGGCAGAACTTTGACGAGCAGATCCAGAAGGCCGGATATTTCGCCCTGATCCACGGTGAGAGCTTCGGATTCTGGAACAGCGACCATTTGGTGGTTTTCAAGCTGACAGAGTTCGCTCCCCTGTACGATGAAAAGACAGGCCTTTTGCAAGCAGGTGTGCGCTTCTGGCGGCTGAATCCTGACACGGATATGCACTATATCCTGTACGAGCTGGACGGCTTCACTGAGTACACGGAAAGCAAAATCGGCAATGTGATGAAGGAGACCGTGTCGAAGCAGGCATACAAGAGCGTGACCGTCACCACACCCGGCGGCGGGCTGGAAAGCGTGGAGGGCGAAAACTACAGCGCTCTTCCCATTGTGCCGCTGTGGGGCTCCGACCTGCACCAGAGCACCCTTGTGGGGCTGAAAGCCTACATTGACAACACCGATTTGGTGCTGTCCGGCTTCTGCAATGACTTGCAGGACTTTTCGCAGATCTACTGGCTGTGCGAAAACTTCAACGGCATGACCGATGACGAGCTGCAGGAGTTTCTCGTCAAGCTGAATCTGTACCACATTGCAGGTGCAGACACCAGCGAGGGCGGCAAGATCACTCCCTACACCACCGAGATTCCCGTGACGGCCCGGCAGGCTCTATTGGAGCTGCTCCACACCCGGGTGTATGAGGACTTCGGCGGGCTGGATGTGCACTGCGTCAGCGCGGACAGCACCAACGACCATCTGGATGCGGCCTATGAACCGCTGAACCAGAACGCAGACGACTTTGAGGCTCAGGTCAAGCCGTTCATCCGGCAGATCTGCGCACTGGCTGGCTTTGACAACGCTATGCCGGCATTCAACCGCAGCAAGATCACCAACACAGCCGAGCAGGTCGCAACGGTGATTTCTGAAGCGCCGATCATCGGGCAGGACATGGCCATTGACCTGCTGCCCAACCTGACCCCGGAACAGAAGGAGCAGGCTAAGGCGGCGCTGATGGCTGAGAGCGCAACGCGGGAGACCGTGGACGAGGAGGACGACGGTGATGAAACGTGATTTCTGACCGTGACCGTATCTCTACCCGCCAGCTGAACCGCCTGCGCCGCCGGATCCTCCGGGTGTACGGCACTGCCCGCCGGGAGATGCAGGAGCAGCTGACCGAGTTTCTGGAAAAGTACAAAGCGCTGGACGAGCGCAAGCGGGCGCAGCTGGATGCAGGAGAGATCACCGAGGACGACTACCGCATCTGGCTGCAAAATCAGGTCTTTCAGTCCGATTTGATGCAGGCAAAGCTGGACGGCATCACGCAGACCTGCACCACAGCCCAAGAGACGGCCTACAAGCTGGCCCGGGACGAGCAATACAACATCTTTTCCTTTGGCGCAAACTGGGCTTTCTACGAGCTGGAACAGGCCGCAGGAGTGACGTTCGGGCTGACCCTGTACAACACCGAAGCGGTCAAGCTGCTGCTGAAGGAGAACCCCCGCATGGTGCCCAACAAACGCATCAAGAGCGAGAGCAACCGCACCTATGATGCCCGGGTGTTCAATCGCTACGTCATGCAGGGCATTGTGCAGGGCAAGAGCGTCCACGACATCGCCGTGCAGGCCGTCAACGGCATGGCCGACACGGAGATCCACTGGGCCATGAGCAACGCCATCACGGCCCTTACCAGCGCCCAGAACGCCGGGGCTTTGCAGCAGATGCACAACGCCCAGGCTTTGGGCATCGAGGTCAAAAAGCGCTGGAACTCCACCCACGACTACCGCACCCGTGAAATGCACCGCCTGCTTGACCAGCAGACGGCAGAGCTTGACGAGCCGTTCAAGGTCATGGGTTACGAGATTCAGCGCCCCGGCGACCCCAACGCCGCCCCGGAGATGGTCTACCACTGCCGCTGCGTGCTGTCCTCTGCGCTGGGCAAGTATCCCCGGCAGAACGCACGGCAAATCGACAACGTGCCTGTGGTCGAGGACAGCGGCAAGGTGGACGAAAAAGGCAGGCCTATCATGGTGCGGGTCAAAAAAACAACCCCCGTCATGGATTACACCGAGTGGTATAAATCCAAGGGCGGCAAAGAGAAAGAGCAAATGTGGTGGGCGGAAGAGCGCAAGAGAAAGAGGGCAAAAAAATGAATTCTGCCGAAAATTTCAAGAAGCTTGCAAAGGCATTTTACAATGCCGGTGGAACCGCTAAAAATTTCGCCGAAGCGGTCAGGAAGGCTGCAAAGGTAGCGAACCGGTACGATTGGCCGAAAACTTATTTTGAACGCAAGAGAAAGGAGGCAGCCAACGATGGCAGCAGGTGAGTCTTACGAAGAGTTCACGGAGAAGTTCAAGCCGAAAAAGACCACGGACGACTGCTACACACCGCCCAGCATTTACGCTGTCATCCGCGACTGGGCTTGCAAAGAGTACGGCATTGACCCGGCCAAAATCGTGAGGCCATTCTACCCCGGCGGAGATTACGAGCACTACGACTACCCGGAAGGTGCTGTGGTGCTGGATAACCCGCCGTTTTCCATTCTGTCTAAAATCTGCGCGTTTTACCTCGATCGTGGAATCCCGTTTTTCCTGTTCGCTCCATCACTGACGGCCTTTTCCGGAAGAACAAATACCATGCGAATAAACCACATTATTTGCAATTGCGATATCGTGTATGAAAACGATGCAATTGTAAGGACGAGTTTTGTGACAAGCTACGGCGGGGACGTTGTGACGCAGACAGAACCAAGGCTGACGAAGCTTGTAAATGACGAGACAGAACGGCTGCGGAGAACGAAAACGGCACAACTCCCAAAGTATACATACCCAGACCACATTGTGACGGCCGCATTGCTTCAACGATACAGCAAGTACGGCGTGGATTTCAAAGTCCGCAAAAAGGACTGCGCTCCGATTTATGCGCTGGATGCACAACGCTCCACGGGAAAAACTATCTTTGGCGGCGGCCTGCTGCTGTCTGATCGTGCTGCGGCTGAGAGGGCTGCGGCTGAGAGGGCTGCGGCTGAGAGGGCTGCGGCTGAGAGGGCTGCGGCTACAAAATGGGAGCTGTCTGCCCGGGAGCGTGCCATTGTGGAGTATTTGAACAGCCATGAACTTTAACTACGACATCAAATTCACCGACAACACCCCGCAGCTGCATGAAGCGTTGGACTCATGGGCAAAGCGGGTGCTGACCCTCTGGGGCATGACGGTGCAGGACTATGCCCAGCTTCTTGTGCCCACAGGCACGGCAGACAGCACGGGCATTGAGGGCTACGTGGGCGGCGCGCTCAAGCAGAGCCTAACCTACGCCGTAGATCTTGCCAAAAAGACCGTGACCATCGGGTCAAATCTCTTTTACAGCGTCTACGTTGAGCTTGGCACGGGCATCTTTGCCGAGAATGGCAACGGGCGCAAAACGCCGTGGGTCTGGAAAGACTTCAACGGAAAGTGGCACTTTACCCGGGGCATGGCCCCCCGCCCGTTCCTCCGCCCGGCGGTGGAAGAACACATTGACGAGCTGCGAGAGATCGCAGTGGAAGAAGGAAACAAGGAGGTTTAAACATGAGCAGAATCGAAGAGCTGGAAAGCGAGCGCGAAAACTTGCATTTGGAACAGCTCAAGCTCCAAAACAAAGCAAAAATTTGCGAAGTTCGGCAACTTGAAATTTCCAACGAGATTCGAGAGCTGAAAATTGAGGATGATAAGGAAGCAAATACACGGCTTTGCTTTGAAATTGACGATACAAGAATCAAACTTCAGAAACTTTGTGATAAAGTTCTTGGCGAAGCAAACGTGCATGTTCATGTGACACTCATCCCGTTAAAAAACAACCTCAAATTTCAAAATTACGAATTTGACTAAAAAGTTAATATTCGGCGGTTGGCGCACAGCGTCAGCCGCTTTTTTATGCCGTTTTAGCTCAGTCTGGCAGAGCACCGGACTTTTAATCCGGGGGCCGTGGGTTCAAGCCCCACAAGCGGCACCACACCGGCAGCACGTCCGGCAAATAAACCTTATTGCCAAGCATGGCAGCCCGAGCATGGGCAGAAAGGACTATCACATGGCACTCAAAAGAGCTGACATCCGCACGATTCTGGAGAACCCCGAAACCTCCAACGATGACAAGGCCAAAGCCATTCTGGACGCCCTGCACAAGGAGACAGACGAACTCAAGGACCAGCTGGATGCAGAAAAAGAAGCCCTCGCCAAAGCCGAGAAAGACCGGGATGCAGCCAACGGCGGCAAGCAGGCCGCTGAAAAGGCGCTGACCGACTACAAGGCCCAGCAGACGGCAGCAGCCAGCAAGGCGGCCAAGACCGCTGCATTTAAGCAGCTGCTCAAGCAGGCGGGCGTGCTGGAAAAGTACATCGACGACATTGCCGACGACTCCAAGAAGGGCGACGAATTTGCCGCCGGTCTGGAACTGGACGCCGACGGCAAGGTGAAAGACGCCGAAAAGCAGCTTTCCAGCATCAAAACCACATGGGGCGGCAAAATTGCCACCACCAAAACCACCGGCGCAAAGGTGGACACCCCGCCCACCAGTTACGCCGGGACTTCTCCCGAGGATTTCAAAAAGATGAGCCTTGATGACCGCATCAAGCTCAAGAACAGCAACCCCGAGCTGTACCAGCAGCTCCGGGCAAAGTAAGAAAGTGAGGCTATTATATGGCACAGACTGGCACTTTTGGCGGCTTCGACTTTGACGTTGAGGTGTTCGGAGACTACATGGCCGAGCAGAACACCATCGACACCAGCATCGAGGCTTCCGGCATCATCAAGGACGACCCCTCCATCATGGGCCTGATCGGCGAAAAAGGCAACGTTGCAACCATCCCGTTCTATACCGAGCTGGATGCCACGGCGGATAAGCCCCTGAACAACGACGGCAAGACCGACAACACCCCGACCGAGATTTCTGGCAACAAGCAGACCACTATGCTGATTCAGCGCATGAAGGCATGGAAATCTCAGGATTTCACAAAAGAGCTGACGGGAGCCGACCCGATGCAGCACATTGCAAATCAGGTTGCACACTACTACCGGCAGGTATGGCAGAACGTTACCATGAAGATTACGGACGCTGTTCTGTCTACTACGGACCTGAAGAAGCACATCTATGACATTACTGCCATCGGCGATGGCAAGGTTGCCCCGGAGTCTCTGATCTACGCCCAGCAGGCTGCTTTTGGAGACAAGCAGATGTCCAACGGCTTGATGGTGATGAACTCCATCGTTTTTGCAAAGTACCTGGCTGCAAATCTGGTGGAATTTGAAAAGTACACCACACCCGGCGCACTCTCTCAGCCTGCAACGCTGGCCCGTATTGGCGGCATGGTCGTGATCCGAAACGATGCTTACACCACGACCAAGGTAACGGGGAACAGCGGTCAGGTAGATGCTTACAAGACATACATCATCGGCGAGGGTTCTTTCGTTGGTTGCCGTAAAACCAACTACGAAAACCCCTATTACACCGATTACGACCCCGAGGACAAGGCTGGCGTCCAGAAGCTGTACACCAAAGAGGGCCGAGTCATTCATCCCAACGGCATGAGCTTCAAGGTGGACAACGTTGCCGAAGCGTCCCCCAACGACACCGAGCTGAGTGCAAAGGCCAACTGGGAACGCCGCATGAAGCTGGAGAACATCCGCATCGGCCAGATGCTTTCTCTGGGCTAAAAATTCGGAGGTGACTCTTTATGACCGTCCCAGAGCTGTGCGTCTACACGCACAATTTTTTTGACCGGGCAGATGATCCTATTGCCGGGGAGTTTGCCTTTGAGCCGGACACCGTGCCCGCCGGGGTAGTGCCGGGGCAGTATTTTCTCGTGTGCGGATCCATCTTTAACAATGGCGTGCACAAGGCCGGGGACGGCGATTTGACCGCCGAGACCTTCACCGGGACGGTGCAGCCCATGCGCGTGCCGCCTGATTTTGTGGCGCTGGCTGAAAAAATCGACGCATACGACAAGGCGCTCCCGTCCGGCGGCGTGTATGTGTCCCAGTCCTTTGCCGGGTGGTCCGGCACGATGGCTACAGGCACGGACGGCCTGCCTGCAGACGGCAAGACCCGCTATAAATCCGAGATCAATCAGTGGAGGAAGATGTGACATGGTCAATCCGTTCGCTGCATCCACCGTGATGCAGGGCTTTACCAAAAAATACCGTTTTCAGACCCGCAGCTATGAGCCGGACGGCGTGGGCGGCTTTGTTTCCGGCTGGAAGGACGGGCCCGAGTTTGAGGCCGTGGAGCGACACGACACCACCGTGGAAGCTCAGGTGGCGGAGCAGGCTGACACCGCTTCCACCTATACGCTGCTGGTTAACACGGGTGTGCCGCTGGCTTTCCCGGACTATATCAAGCGGGTAAGCGACGGGCAGACCTTTCAGATCACAAGCACAGCGGACGAAAGCAAAGCCCCGCCGGAATCCGGCATGGGGCTGCGGGCCGTCAAGTGCAAAAAGGCGGTGCTGCCTTGATGGGACCGTCTGAGAGCATCAACCGGGCGCTGAACGCTTTTTTCAACGGCTTTGGCATCCCGGGTTATCTGGAAGATAACATTCCTCCTGCCGCTTCACTGCCCTATCTGACCTACAAGCCCACCATTCCCGGCGGGTGGAACGAAACGTCATCCTTCCACGCCCGGCTGTGGTACCCCAGCAAGGGCGGCAGAGCCCCCATTCTGCAAACTGAGGATACGATCAGCGCAGCCCTCGAGGACAGCACAACGCTTTCCTGTGAGGGCGGCGCTATTCTTTTGCAAAAAGGCACCCCGTGGGCACAACCACTCAACAACACGCCTGAAGGGTATCTGTGCGAATACCTTATTTTTGAACTTACACGGCTTATACCGTGAGTAAAGGAGCAATATGGCAAGAAAATTTTCCAAAATTTCACAGAAAGCATTCGAGTCCATGCAGATCAACGCCGGTGTCGTGCTGAACAAGTTTGACCCGTCCGGCACGACCGAGATCCAGGACGCAGACATCATTTGCGCCACCTCCGGCGGCATCACCGCGACCTGCAAGCCAAACTTCACCGATCTGGGCGCGGACGTGGACAACGCCCAGAAGAACACCGCAGAGCTGATGCAGATCGAGGACTACGACTGCACGCTGGCCTTTACGGCCCTGAACGTCACAACGGACGTTATCAAGCTGGCACTGGGCGCTGCGGATGTGAGTGACAAGAAGGTTACCCCTCGCATGACGCTGAACCCGACAGCAAGTACCGGTGACTTTAAGGACATCTGGTTTGTTGGCGACACCATCGACGACGGCTTTGTGGCCGTCAGGCTGATGAATGCACTGTCCACCGGCGGTTTGACCCTGAAGACGACCGACAAGGGAAAGGGCAACATTGCAGTCACCCTGACCGGCTGCCCCCGTCTGGGCAGTGATACCGTGCCTATGGAGTGGTACTACAGCCCCAAGGCCGCAGCATAAGGAGGACACCACATGAAATTTTTGACAGAGCTGCCCGATGAAGAGTTCCTGCGCCACTGCTGGCAGATCGCCGATGTGGCGGAAGAGGTCTTGGAAAAATCCAAGATCATGGAGCTGCTCAAGGTTCTGCCGGTCCTGACCGGCGATGAAACTCCGGAGGAGCTGGAACAGAAGAAGAAGGAGCAGGCAAAAAAGAACATTCAGGCTATGGCAAAAAGCTTGCTGTTCGACAATGCCGCTGCCACCGCAAAGCTGCTTCCGCTGCTCTATGAGCCGGACGTGGATGAAAACGGGGTGGTTGAAAATATCGGCCCGTTCAAGAAGATGCGCGCGGTGAAAGAGCTGCTGAACAACGATGATGTGATGGATTTTTTGCTCTGGTGTCTGCCGTTGGTGCTGGCGGGTACAGACGCCTGATTTCTTCCATCAGCCCGGACGCACTGCGGCTGTTTGGCAGGCCGTACATTTTGCAGCACTGCCTGAACACTTTGCGGCAGGAGCAGCTTGCACTCAGCTATCAGACGTACATGACGGACGCTCTGGCACACCTTATAGGCGCGGAAGAGCGGTGGTACGACATGGTGGCCGGGCTTGTGGAAAACCGCCCACAGCCGCCGCAGCCGTCCGCTGATGAAGTGATAGCACGCATTAAAAATGGCTTGAACGGGGGTGATGGAACCTGAAACTTTTTGAATTGAGCGCCACCCTCGGGCTGGACGACAGCGCCTACCGGCAGGGCGTGGAAGAGGCGAAGTCTCAGACTAAGACCGCTGTCTCCACCATGATGAAAGATTATAACCGGCTGTACAGTGATGTCATTCACCTTACGGCAGCCTATCAGAAATCACGGAAAGAGACCGGGGAAACCTCCGAAAAAACTAAGGAATTTGCTCAGAAGCTGAAGGAAGCTCAGGCCCAACTCAATACCACGGCACAGGGGCTAAAAACTGCGGAAGGGTACATGAACAGCTTTGGGGATGCCGCATCGGGGTCCAGCAAGTCTCTGGCCGGTGCCATTGCGCAGGGCACGGTCATGGCAAATGTTTTCTCGAAACTCGGCTCCGCTGCACTCAGCGCCGCAGAGGGGTTCATCTCTTCCGGCATCGAGTACAACGCCCAGATCGAGAAATACACTACCGGCTTTACCAATATGTTGGGCAGCGCGGAAGCCGCCCAGCAGGTCATGAGCCAGATCCAGGAAGACGCGGCAAAAACCCCCTTTGACGTGGCGAGCCTGACACAGGCCAACCAGTACCTGATCTCTGCAGGCGAGAACGCTTCCTATGCCCGCAGTACCATCATGGCACTGGGCGACGCAGTCTCTGCGACAGGTGGCGGAAACGACGAGCTGAACCGCATGTCCCAGAACCTGCAGCAGATCGCCAACACCGGCAAGGCTACAACGGCCGATATCAAGCAGTTTGCTTATGCCGGCATCGACGTGTACGGCATTCTGGCCGACTACACAGGCAAGTCCACCACCGAAGTGCAGAACATGACCATCAGTTATGATCTGCTGACGCAGGCTTTGCAGGCCGCATCCGAAGAGGGAGGGCGTTATTATAACGCAATGGAAACCCAGAGCCAGACCATGAATGGCCGCGTGTCTACCCTGAAGGACAATGTGAAGCAGTTGGCCGGTCTTATGACAGGTGACTTGAGCAGCGGAATCGGCGTTGCGATTGGCAAGCTGAACGACATGGTCGTCGCAGCACAGGAAGCTTATAAGCTTGACGGATGGAGTGGCCTTATCGGGAAAATAACAGGTCTTACCACCGTCATTGACAAGGCCAAATCCTCTGCTGTTGGCCTGAAAGCCGTCTTTGACGCGCTGAAAAGCGGAGAAATAGGCATTTTCCACGGCGACTGGGACGCTGTCTACCAGAAAGCTTTTAACAACGACTACCAAAACAAAAAGGCCGGCAAAAAAGACACAGACTACTGGAAAGAATACGGCGAGCGTCTGAAAAAGCAGTACGGAATAAAAGAAACCAACAGCAGCTCCATCGTCACCACAGGCGGTGGCGGCTCTTCCAGCGGCAAAAGATCCGGCTCCTCCGGCTCCAAGTCCACCACCGAAACGGTCATTTCGTCCATCTCCAGCACGGCTACCACTACCGCGCAGAACGCGCTGGGCGCTGTGACTACCAGCATCCAGACCCTTACCGAAAAGGTCAAGGACAGCGCGGGCAGCATCAAAGACCGCATCACCGAGACCACCACCACCACCGGCAAGGAGATGGTGAACGGTGTCGCCACGACCTTTAAGCAGGTTGAGACCAAAGTCAACGGCACGGTCACAAAGGTCACAAAGACCTATGACGACATGTCAAAAACGCTGCTGGGCACCTTTACCAACGTTTCCGAGACCACCTTTGACGGCATCACCACAAAGGTGCAGCAGGCGGTGGAAAAGTACGCGGACGGCAGCGAGCATATCAAGAAGAACGTCACAGAGACCGGCCAGCGCATCGGCGAGAACGGCGCGGAGACCTACGAGAAGATCGTCACCTACATCGACGGCGTTCAAGACAAGGTGACGGAGACCTCTACCCTTATCGACAAGAGCGTAAAAGGTACCCAGAGCCGCATTGACCAGCAGCTGAGCGAGGCTTCCGGCCAGCTGGATAAGGGCATTTTCGGGCTGGTAAAGAACACCTTCAAAGACGCCAAAAACGGCGACTGGGCAAGTCTTGGGCTGGATTTTGTCAATCTGATCTGGGGCGAGGTGTCGCAGGAGCAGCGCGACGTGATCTCTAAGTGGCTTACGGACGCACTGACCGCGGTCAATGAGGGCTACTTCAGCGGTGGCATCGGAAAGGCATTTGATATCTTCCAGAAGCTTTTTTCTGACGGCGGGGTAAAATCCGATATCGACGGCGTGACCAATTCGGTCAAGGCTTTTGGTGAGATCGTCAACGGCCTTGCAGGCTCCGGCGGCGTGGGCGGCGCTCTGGGCAGCATTGTGCAGGACTTTTCCGGCATGGCAGGCGGCATCACCTCTGCACTGGGCAACATCGTGTCCTTTGTGGCAGCAAACCCCGTCCTTGCCCTGATCCTGGGCGTGGGTGCAGTCGCTGGCGGCATCGGCCTTGCCATGTGGATGAACAAGAAGAACGACCAGCAGCCCGTCAGCCACTACCAGAGCCCCTTTGACAAAACCGGCGTGTATGACAGTCTGGGAACCTTCTCCACCCGCGCGGCCCTGCAGTACCGCGTTACCGGCCAGCAGTCCATCGTTGACCGGCAGACCAGCATTCTGGAACGCATCGAGGGGATGCTGGACGAACATCTGCCCGACATCGGCAAGGGTCAGGTGGTCATGGACTCCGGTGAGCTGGTGGGCGTGCTGTCGCCCCGCATGGCTACAAATGTGGATGCACGCATCGGCGTGACGGTGACACGGAAAGCGAGGGGTGTGTAATGGCAAAGCTTCTGGGCGCAAAAATCGGGGACTACCACACCCTGAACGACTGGGGGCTGTATCTCAAGGTGGGCAGTCCCAAGATCGGCGCTGCCGAAGTGGATGAGTACCTTGTACAGGTCACCGGATCGGATACCCTGCTCAACCTCACCACATGGGACGATGGCAAGGTGCACTATAAAAAGCGCACCATCACCATGGAGCTGCTCTGCAATGCCCCAAAGAGCAAGTGGCCCAGCATCGAAAGCACCATCGCCAACGCCATCCACGGCAAGTGGCTGCGGTGTAAGTTCGACGAGGATCCCACGTGGTACTGGGAAGGGCTGTGGAAGGTCTCGCCGTCCCGTGACCGGCTTTCCAGCACCTTTACCATCACCGGCACCTGCAACCCCTTCAAGCGCAGCGTCTACGATGGCTCGAACGATTGGCTGTGGGATGACTTCAACTTTGAAACGGACATCGTGCGCAACTACACGGATATCCCGCTCAAGGCGGGCGAGGACAAAGAGGTGTCCATCACCGGTGCACCGCGTGCGGCCGGCATCTACTTCAAGCGCAGCGAGACCGCCGCAGACATCGCGGTGTCTCTCAATGGCTTTGAGGTAGGCATTCTGGCCAAGTCCACCGACTGGCAGTATATCGAGGGCCTTACCATGCCGGATGGCGTGGTGGGCACCCTCGTTTTCTCTGCGTCTGCGGACTGCAGCATCAGCATCAAGTATCTGGGGGCAAGCCTATGAGTTACAAGATCTATGCCGGCATACAGTCCGGCGTTGACACGTGGGTGACCAAAGCCTGCATCCACGACCCCGGGGACATCACCGGCACCAAAAAGCTCACCAGCCCCGCACTGACCCGCGAGGTGGGCAAGGCTGGCTCTTTGGAATTCACACTGCCGCTGGGCAACGTCGCACACTCCGCGCTGCAAAAGCTCATGACGGTGGTGGAGGTGCAGCAGGGTGACAAGCAAAAGGACGGCAAAGAGATCTGGAGGCAGATCTGGCAGGGCCGCGTCATGAACCACGAGCAGGATTTTCAGGTGCGCCAGAAAGTCTACTGCGAGGGCGAAATGGCCTACCTCAACGACAGCGGGGCCGCGCCTTACAGCGCCAGAAACGTGAGCATTTCGCAGTTTCTGGATTGGGTCTGCGCTAACCATAATGCGCAGGTGGATTCTTTCAAGGCGTTCACTCCCGGCAAAGTGCAGATGGACACGCCCATGATCGTGCCCTACATCGATGGTCTCAAGGTGGAGCAGTCCGGCTATCACTATGACTCTGACGATGGCGACCGCATAAACCACTGGGCGATCAAAGACCCGGTCGATTCTACAGTCTCGATTTTTTATGAGGAAAAGGAGTATCAGTACAGCCCATCTTGCCTGTCGTGGCCGCTCAACGAGGAAAGGGTCCTTAATAACCGCGTGATCTCCCGCATTGGTGAAAACAATTTCCGCGTCCGGTACCCCGTGGCCTACGCAAACGGCAAGACGTGGAATGCAAACGTCAGCGTTGCAAATGCGTATGTCTCCTGCCCGACCTGCAGCAAGGACTTTGGCACATACTCCATCTACGACATCACAAAAGGCACTGAATCCGACACCTACAAGATCACCGAAAAAGGCGGCTCGTACAGTCTTGCAATCAACGGTAAGGCTGACAGCCGCTTTGCTTTTGACACCAAAGAACCCACTTACAACTTTGGAGATGGCAAAAATTTCGGCAAAACGCTGGACATCCTGCAAAGTGAGCTTACAGACAAGTACGGCGGCTATTTTGTGATCCGCCACGGCACCGGTGCAGACGGCCACCCGCACCGTTATCTGGACTATCTGCAAAAGATCACGGACAAGAACCCCCAGACCATTGCCTTTGGCGTCAACATGTTGGATTTGAGCAGCTACACCAAAGCTGAGGACATTTGCACACGCGTCATTGCCTTTGGCACAGCAACCGAGAAAACGTGGCCTTTTGTGGATATCCAGAGTATCATCTCCCAAACGGCCAATGACGTCAAGGCGCAAAAGATTTACGGCATCATCACCAAGGTGATTCAGGTCGAGGGCAACTACAACAATGCTCAGTCTTTGCTGAACGCCGCAGAGAAAGAGCTGGCAAAAAATCTGCGGTACCTGAACGGCATGGCCGTGAAGGCTGTGGATCTGAAAGACGCGGGCATCGATATCGACCGCCTCGCCATCGGCAAGCAGACGCATATCTTTTCGGCGGCCCACGGCGTGGATACGTGGCTACTGTGCTCCAAGCTGGTGGAGCCTCTGGATGCACCGGATAAAAAGGAGTTTACCTTTGGCACCGAGTTTTCCAGTCTCAGCGATCTGCAGTCTCTGACTGCCCGCAAGGCGTCTGATGCTTACGACCTGAGCCGGGCGCTCAAGGGCTGAGAAAGGAGAGATCTATGGACAAGAAGACCTTTGACGAAGCGATCGCGGGGATTCGCACCGCAGAGCGCGGTGTGGAAGTCCGCGAGGACATCGCACAGGGCATGGAGTACGTCAAGCAGTACGCCGAGGAAGTGACAGGCCAGCAGCAGGCCGCCCTGCAGGCCGCTCAGACCGCCACCGGAGCAGCCAGCACCGCGACGGAAAAGGCCGCAGCAGCTGCAGAGAGCGAAAGCATGGCCCAGACTGCCGCCACCAGCGCAGCCCAAAACGCACAGTCAGCATCCACAGACGCAAAGAGCGCGGGAAGCTCTGCTGCTTCTGCCAAAGCTGAAGCGGACAGGGCTGCGGCCATCGTGAGCACCGACAAGACGCTGAGCGTCGAGGGCGCTCCGGCTGACGCAAAGGCTGTTGGTGACGCGCTGAAAGGCGTGATAAGCGCAGACGCTGTAAAGACCTTGATTGCGAACGCTTTGGCAGAAGACCATGCCAAAATCAAATTTTGGGTTTCGGAAGACCCCACCAGCCCCGCCGCACTGTTCGGCGGCAGCTGGGAGGAGATCGCGTCC